TTAGATAATGATGAAATAGATAGTGCAAAGAAGTCTATGTCAACTCACGCTTTCCAGCAAGAGTTTATGGCTAGCTTTAAAAACCAAGGCTCTGAGATGTTTAAGGAAGACTGGCTAAACTTTGGTGAGAAGCCTAGTGGAGACGGTGACTACTATATTGCTATTGACTTGGCTGGTTTCCAAGATGTTTCCAAAGCGAAAGGTAACACATCACGATTAGATCAATCAGCTATATCAATAGTATGGGTGTCAGAAGAAGGTTGGTTTATCGAGGACATAATCTATGGTCGATGGACACTAGACGAGACTGCTAATAAAATCTTTGATGTAGTAAAGACTTACAAACCTTTGTCAATAGGTATAGAGAAGGGTATCTCTAAGCAAGCTGTTATGTCACCTCTTATGGATAGAATGAAACGACAGAACACATACTTCCGAGTTGAGGAGTTGACTCACGGCAATCAGAAGAAGACCGACAGAATTATGTGGGCACTTCAAGGTCGCTTTGAGCATGGTCGTATAACTATCAACAAGAAGAAGAAGGAATGGCATAGTGTCTTCTTAGATCAGCTATTCCAGTTTCCAGACCCTTTAACACACGATGACCTTATAGACTCCTTAGCCTATATAGATCAATTAGCTAAAGTTTCCTATACGGGTAACTTTGAAGAGTGGGATGACCACGAAACCTTAGACTCAATTAGCGGATATTAATTTATGAAAGCATATATGGACTCAGACAATAACGAAAGTACAGAGCCTCTAATGGTGGACGAGTCACTAGAAGATTGGGTGATGCGTAAGGTAGATGATTGGGGTGACTATTATGAGCAAAACTATGCTGATAAACACCAAGAATACTATCGCCTCTGGCGTGGTCAATGGGCCGCTGAAGACAAGACACGACAGTCAGAGCGTAGTCAGATCATTGCTCCAGCACTACAGCAGGCCGTAGAGTCTAACGTAGCTGAGATAGAAGAGGCTACCTTTGGTCGTGGCACATATTTTGATATTAAAGATAACATGGGTGACTCAGACACTGCTGACATAGCGTACCTGCGTAATAAGTTACATGAAGACTTTGATATGTGTAAGATACGTAGGGATGTCTCGGAATGTCTAATCAACTCTGCTGTCTTTGGTAATGGCATGGGAGAGATTGTCTTAGAAGAGATTAATGAGATGAAACCTTCTACTGAGCCAATCATGGATGGTGCTATGGAAGCTGTAGGTGTAACTGTGTCCAAGCGCACTGTGGTACGCTTACGTCCTGTCTTACCTCAGAACTTCCGTATTGACCCTACAGCCACTAATATAGAAGAAGCCCTAGGTGTAGCCATTGATGAATTTGTAGGTGCCCATATTGTTGAGCAGCTACAGGAGCAAGGCGTCTACCGTGAAGGTGCCGTAGGTTCAGCCTCAGAAGATTTTAACATTGAAGCAGATCAAGACCTAACTGTCTACGAAGATGATAAGGTACGTCTCACTAAATACTATGGTCTTGTGCCTCGTCATATGCTTGAGGCAGAGCTAGATTTTGAACTAGACGAAGAAGACAAACAAAGTTATTATATAGAAGCTGTTGTCATAATTGCTAACGAAGGTCACTTACTCAAGGCCGAAGCTAGCCCGTACATGATGAAAGATCGTCCAGTAGTTGCATTCCCTTGGGACGTTGTTCCTTCACGCTTCTGGGGTCGTGGTGTATGTGAGAAAGGCTACAACAGCCAGAAGGCTCTAGATGCCGAGCTAAGGGCACGTATAGATGCACTAGCCCTAACAGTACACCCTATGCTCGCAATGGACGCTACACGCATCCCTAGGGGCACTAAGCCAGAGATTCGTGCTGGTAAGCTACTCTTAACTAATGGAGATCCACGTGAGATCATCAATCCATTCAATTTTGGCAACGTAAGCCAAATAACCTTTGCTCAGGCTCAGGCACTACAGTCTATGGTACAACAGTCAACAGGTGCTGTAGACTCTTCTGGTGTTGGAGGTTCTATAAACGGTGAAGCAACTGCTGCTGGCATATCTATGTCTCTCGGTGCCATTATTAAGCGACACAAGCGCACCTTGATTAACTTCCAAGAGTCTTTCTTGATACCTTTGGTACGTAAGGCTGCTTGGCGTTATATGCAGTATGAGCCTGAGCTTTACCCAGTGTCAGACTATAAGTTTAATGCTACATCTACTCTAGGTATCATTGCAAGAGAGTATGAAGTAAGCCAACTTGTACAGTTATTACAGACAATGGGTAAAGATACACCTTACTATCCTATAATGCTTAAGTCTATTGTAGACAACATGAATGTTTCTAACAGGGAAGAGCTAATTGGACTGATAGATCAGGCAGCACAGCCTAATCCTGAAGCACAGAAGTCTCAACAAGAAGCACAAGCGGCTGATATGGAGTTCAAGGCATCACAAACGGCTGCACTTAACATGCAGGCCAAAGAGTCTGAGATGCGAGCGCATAAGCTACATGAGGAAGCCTTGGCAGTACCTAAAGAGACTGAGATTGCACGTATCAAAGCTGTCACTACTAACCTCCAAGCAGGAGATAAGGATGATAAAGAGTTCGAGAAACGTATGCGCATCTCTGAGAGCATGTTAAAGGAGCGTGAGGTGCAGTTAAAGGAGCGTGTAGCTACACAACCCCCAGCACCAAACGTGGCTGAGAACGCCTTAATGGAGCGCCTAGCGCCTGTTCAGCCTATGGAGCCTAGTGAGGCACCTTATGCTCAGTAATGATGTCAAACTGTTAGCTGTTTACGACAAACTTGAGAAGCAGATTAAAGCCTTGCAACTCAAGCATGGAGTCGATGGTACTAATGGTGCCGATGGTATCTCAATCAAGGGTGACCAAGGTGACCGAGGCCACGATGGTATAGGCCACGATGGTAAGCAGGGTGCCCGTGGTGCTGACGGTTCCAATGGTTCTGATGGTAACGATGGAGTCTCAATTACTGACGCTTCTATTGATTTCGACAATCATTTAGTTATTAAGCTGTCTGACGGAACTGAGATAGACGCTGGTGAAATTAAAGGCGGCTCAGGTGGTGACAAATATTTTCAAAGTGGTAGTACAGTAAATGTACAGGAAGCCGCTAGTCTGTTAAAAAACCCTGAGTTTACATACACTTCAGGGGTACTGACACGTATTGATTATGATGGAGGTAAGTTCAAAATTCTTACTTATGTTGGTAGTGTTTTATCTATTATAAAGCTAAATATTAACGGTGCTGTAACCACTAAAACACTTAACTACACCCTAGGTGTGCTAACCAGCATAACGGAGACATAAGTATGGCATTTAATTTACCAGCCGCTAAGTATTTAATGACAAAAAACGCTGATGACAAAAACCGTGGAACATTTGGCACCAGCCCAACCTTAGATCGTAAAACAGGTGGTAACTTTCCAATAACTACTAATGCGGCTCAGATAGAGAATAACAGTGGCGAACGAGGCGTCTATTTCGGGCTTAGTGACCAAGATGGTAACACTGCTATTAATGGTACTACGTCTTCACGAGTAGTGCTTAGTAGCTGGCAATTTAATGCACCAAACCGTATCCAATGTAATACGTTAGCCAATAGGGGTGTAGTGTTTCGGCTAGCTAGCGGTTCAGGGGACAGCCCATCTGATTATAAAGAGTTTAGCATTGCAGGAAACGACACGCCTCAAGGCAGCGCACAGGCTGGTGGTGTGACTATGTGTGTGAGCTTAGACGCTGCTGGGCATAATGCTTCAGGCGGCACTTATGATCCTTCGGCAGCAACGGCTTGGGGATTCGGCACTAACAAGCTTAGCTTAGTTGGAAACTCTAGTTCTCTAGCGTTTTTCCAACGAGTGTTTTTGTTTGATTCTCAAAAAGGATCAAATAATTTACCTAAATTTACGGGTGCATCTAATTTTACTCAGGCTGTGAACATCGTCCAAGGTTCAAGCTACACCGACAAGATAGGCTCATGGGCAACAAAATCAGGCACAGCTATTTTCCTACCATGCCCATTCTCGATTGGAGATGGAAGCACCGCAACTACGTTCAACGACAACGGTGCAACAATAATTTCACCTAGCGATAATTCGGCAGGGCAGGAAAACTTTAGAATAACAAATAGTGCAATGCGAGTGCATTTAGACATGCGTGACAGTTCTTCAGATAGTGCAACATTGAGTGGTAACTACGCTTGGGGTACGGCAGCGGTTTGGGACTTTGACATATCCAATGCCTCAACTTGTCTACTTAGTGGCTCATTCACGGGAATGGGTACGTTTAAACTCGGCTCTAGTGTCACGGCAACAGGCATCTTCACCCTAGCAACAGGGCAAGCAGTCGAGTGTACGGGCGCTGATATAGACGACATTACAGTCGCAGGCGCACTTAAAATTAAAACATCGGCTGTAGCCGCGTTTACAAATATTAGTGCTACAACGCTTGATTTTAACACCGCAGGAACTTACACGCTAAATAACTGCACCATAGGCGAGGTAACTAACTCTAGCGGTGGTGCTGTCTCTATCGTTAATGATGGGTCAACAATTACGACTAACACAGGGCCGAATATTACTCTACTGTCACCACCTAAAATCCTAACAGTGCAGGTGAACAAGACTGGTGCTGATGTTGTCATATTAGCAGCAGGTACAACTACAGTCTTAGCAAGCATTGATGCCAACCCAAACAATAATTTTGCATTTACTTACACGGGGGCGCAAACAGTAGATATTGGGGTAATAAAGCAAGGATTCATTGTTAAATACACTTACGGCTATAGTTTAACGGGTGCAGATCAAGCACTTCCAATTGCACTTTTAATAGACAGGGCTTATGTATGAAGACAATTATTGAAACGACTGATGGAAAATACTTAGGTGTTAATATACAGCAGAAAGCAAAATCTTTTATATTTGAGGATTGGACATTTACACCAACGAAAATTGAAAACTTAGGAAACGGCTGCACTAGATACTCAACGACTTCATATGTAATAACCACAAAGGAAAATGATTAATGGCAAAGATTACCTCACGCTCACAAATCAACGTAGGCACTGAGTTGCTTATTGACGAGCCTAACAGAACTTACGAGTTACAAGCGGCTGGCAATCTAGTTGCTAAAGACGGTGTGACATATCAAGCATTTTACGGTAAACTTGTGGATCTTTGGTCAACCGCTACATATCAAGACTCACCTTTTCCGATGAACGCTTTGGATGCTCTGTCGGGACAGTACCAGATAGGGATTGACGCAGGTGGTAACGCTAACGGGTGGCGACCTAAAAACCAAGCTACACGAGATATGCTTAGGGATGGTGGTACAGAGGAGTATAATGCTGCTGGCACACTATTACGGGTTAACGCTGGTCTAGTGGGCCTTGGTAGTATAAACTCAGGTGCGCAGCCGTATTACCAGTTAAACGCTTCGGATGCTCCAATTAACTTTACTTTTGATGATATGCCGAACCTAGGCGTTCAGGTCTTTGGCGACTCCAATAATGGCAGCTTTGATAAGCGTACTTTCTTTAAATCTTTTGTACGTGAACAAGGTAAAAAATTCTCTGATTCAATTTTGGCTGATACTGGTAAGACAACCACTGGAGCCTTTATCGTAAACATGCTGTTGTCTAACGAGACTGATTTAAAGATTACAGACGTAGACAGTGAGATGACTAATGCACCATACAACAACATAACAGTCACCTACCATGCCTCAAACCAATCACGCACTATTGGCGGTGTAGCATATAACTTTAAAGTGATAGTTGCAGGAAACGGAGCCACTTTAGAGCAGATCTATACCAAGCTGCAATATTTATTACGTCAAGGCTCAGACATTGATAGTGGAGCTGGATCAGTGACGGGCAAAACAGCGGATCTGCTAGCAGGATTTGTAGGCTCGACTTTGAACACAACCACAGGCGTCTTCATTGATGCCATACAGAATGCCGATTCCAACCGAATTACTTTTAAAGATGTCACGGGTGTAGCAAGACAGAACCCGTTTGAGTCTGCTGGTAATTTGACATTTAACCCAATAATGGTAAAAGCTGGATCTTCGTACCGCTTGTTTTACACGGATGCTGGGGCAGGCCGTGAATATGGTACATCAACAGCGGTAACAGTTAATGATGCAAGCGGAAACGCCATTACGGGGGTTATAAACAACGGCTCTATTAGCTTTACGTTTGATTATGATGGAGACACAGCAGGTGGTACTGCAGGTACAGATAAAGCTGTAACACTCATAGGTATTGCAAAAGGTTTCTCTAAGTTTGCGGTGGCTACAGGAACCTTAACAAAGTCAAAAGCCATTAGTGTTGGTCTTGTGGCAGAAGTTGACCGAGCATATGTATAGGAGCGTTTTATGGCTATTACTTTTGACCCTATAAATAAAATTATACAGCTAGATACTTTCTCGGTATCGGAGCGTGAGATGTGGACTTCTTTTGTCGATTGGTCTGTACAAAGCGATAATTTAAAATTTGGGGTAGGTATGACGCAGCTAGGAGGGCTAGCCCCTGTTGCATTGTACATTACCCTTGCTACAGGTTGGCGTATAAGGCCGCTTGCACAGGCTGGCATAACTACCATCACGGGCAATGTTCTGACAGCAGAAGGAACGTCACCTGTTGAGCAAGCTGTTGGTGCTGTTCAGGTAAACTTAGAAACACCTGTAAAGGCTGTTGCAATCAGTACAGGTCAGAGTGGACTTACAACAGCAGAAGCAGCAAATATCGGCTTAATCCCAGCCCTTCTATAATCAACTAAGGAATAAACAAAATGGTATCCCAACGAGAACTTGAAAAGATAGTCGAACAGATAAATGATAGTTATAAAGTATTATTAGATAAGATTACTGCCTTAGAAGAGAAGGTGGCCTTACCACAAAAGGAAGCAAAAGTAAAGAAATAACTTGACTTTTTACATAAAATATGTTAGAATAGGCACCATGAATGACAGATCAAGAACTAGAAATCTACTACCCACAAATGAATGCTCTCTTTCGTACAGAAGGTTGGCAGGCGTTTATTACAGACCTCCAAGGTAATGTAGAGAACATTGATTCTATCGAAGGTGCCAAGGACACCAATGACCTTTACTTCCGTAAGGGCCAATTGAACATCCTCGGTGCTATCCTCAATCTTGAAGAAACAACCCGTTTCGGACAAGAAGAATCCCAAAGGTCACTAGAAGATGTATAAGTTTTATGACTACAAATGTGTCTTAGGGCATATTCACGAACATATGGTTAAAGGCTCACCAGACACACAAATGTGTAAAACCTGTAAGGCTGACACAACCAGACAACTTTCCTCACCACGACCTGTACTTGAGCCTTTCACTGGCGATTTTGCAGGAGCTAGCCTTAAATGGGCTAGGAACCATGAGCGTGGTAGAGCAAAAGCAGAGAAAGATAACCCTGAGTAACACAGGATCTTTCATTTTTACTTTCTCCATAATACTAAGGTACGGAGTTTAATATGGCAGCAGTTATCCTCGAAAATGAGGACTTAAATAGTGAGCGTTTTGATAGCTTAGACGGTATGGACGAAGGAACAACGCTAGAGGCACAGGAACCTGAACAAGGCAACCCTGAACCACCAGCAGCACCTGAGTCACAAGTACCTGAAAAATACAATGGTAAGTCACTAGAAGATGTAGTTAGAATGCACCAAGAGGCTGAAAAGCTTTTAGGTCGTCAAAGCTCTGAAGTAGGTGACTTAAGGAATGTTGTAGATAGTTATATCAACACACAACTCAACGAACAGAAGCCCTCACAGGCAACTGAGACAGATGAAGATATAGATTTTTACTCTGACCCTGAAAAGGCTATGAGTCGTGCTATAGACAATCACCCTTCAGTTAGAGCAGCAGAGCAGTCAACGAGGGCTTATCAACAGCAAACCTCTATGGCACGTTTGAAAGAAGGTCACCCAGACATACAAGAGATTGTAACAGATCCTAAGTTTGCTGAGTGGATTCACGCCTCTAACATTAGGAAAAAGATGTTTGTTGCGGCAGATCAGCATTTTGACGTAGAAGCAGCGAATGAATTATTTTCCTTATGGAAAGATAGGTCAGGAGCTATTAAACAGACAATACAGGCAGAGAAAGACGGAAGACAAAAAGCTGTTAAAGATGGGTCTACAGGATACACACGTGGTAATCCAGACTCCACTACTTCCAAGAAAATCTATAGACGAGCTGATATAATTAAACTTATGAAAACTGATCCCGAACGCTACTTAGCACTCTCTGATGATATACAAAAAGCATACGCAGAGAAAAGGGTGAAATAACCTAATATATAGAGACACTAAAAATGACTAATTCAGTATATCCCAATCAGGCTGGTGCAGTAGATAACACTTCAGCAGCTACGTTTATTCCAGAGATTTGGTCTGACGAAGTAATTGCAGCTTATGAGCAAAACTTAGTTGTAGCTCCCTTGATTAAAAAGATTTCCATGCAAGGCAAGAAAGGGGATACAATTCATATTCCTAAGCCTACCCGTGGTTCCGCTAACGCTAAGGTAGCACAAACAGCAGTAACCATTCAAGCTGATGTTGAGACAGAAGTACAGGTTATCATTAACCGACACTTTGAATACTCACGTATGATTGAAGACATTACCGCTGTACAAGCACTTGCTTCGCTACGTCAGTTCTACACTGGTGACGCTGGTTATGCCCTAGGCAAACAAGTGGACGATGATCTATTAAACCTTATGAAGAGTTTTGGTAACGGTAACGGCACAGTATATCCTACTTCAGCCGCATTCTATCCTAAAGCTGATGGAGTAACCACGGCATACGCAGACGATACTGTAAAACCAGTAGACGTATTTACGGATAAGTTCTTCCGTGATATGATCCAAAAGTTAGACGATGCAGACACGCCTATGGGTGGTCGCTTCTTAGTTATCCCACCTGCGTTACGTAATGCACTAATGGGTATAGAGCGTTATGTATCTAGCGACTTTGTTAATGGTCGTGGCGTAGTTAGTGGTAAGATCGGTGAGTTGTATGGCGTTGACATCTTTGTTTCAACTAACTGCCCTATTACTGAAACTGCTGCTGCCAACGGTGCTGTAGGTGGTGGTCAAATCCGAGGTGCTATGCTAGGCCATAAGGACACTATGGTAATTGCAGAGCAACAGGGCGTCCGCTCACAGACTCAGTATAAGCAAGAGTTCTTAGGAACATTGTATACTGCAGACCGTTTGTATGGTACTAAGGTACTACGTCCAGAGACAGGTTTCTTGCTAGCTGTAAACGGTTAACATTAACTAAAATAATAAAAGGAGCTTCTTGTACAACACTTGACGCTCCTTTTTTTACATTACAGGAAAACATAATGGCAGTAACGTACCGAGGTGAAACTTTTGCAGGTTATAACAAACCCAAAGCATCAGCCAAAGGTAAGAAATCACACGTAGTCTTGATTAAAGATGATGGTAAAGACCGTATGATACGCTTTGGTGAGAAAGGTGCTAGTACAGCAGGTAAACCTAAAGCAGGTGAGTCTGATACAATGAAAGCTAAACGTAAGTCTTTTAAAGCTAGACACGCTAAGAACATTGCTAAAGGTAAGACCAGTGCAGCATACTGGGCTAACAAAGAAAAGTGGTGATAACATGAAAGGCGTTAAGCATTATTTAAAGAATGGTACTGAACACAAAGGTGCAGTGCATAAGACCAAAGGCATGGCTATGACAGGAGCAAAACATACTAAGTCAAGTAAAGATTTGTTTCATAAGAAAGACCTGTCACCCACTGCTAAAAAGAAAGCTAACTTAACTTAATAGAGAGAAATATTATGCCTCAAGGTAAAGGAACATACGGAACTACTAAGGGTAGACCACCAGCCAAACCAAAGAAGAAGAAGAAAGCAGTCCGAGGTTACTAAAGCAGCTATGTGAGATAAAAGATATGGAAGTTAACGCTCGCTTTGATAGATTAGAAGCTAAGATAGATAAATTATTTGAGGCTATGATAAAACTGGTGGAAATAGACACAAAGATTGAAGGTCTACTGGTGCATAATAACACACAGGATGATAGGCTTAATAAACATAGTTTAGAATTAGACAATCACGCAATAAAATTAGCTTTAGCGGCTAAAACTGGAGGCGCTAACGAATGGTTTATACGACTACTAATAGCTGCCTTAGTAACAGGACTGGTTTTTATGTTAAGGGGTTAAGAACATGGGTTTATTGAGTAGTTTATTCGGTGTAGGCAGTAGCGGTGTTGCAGAGCCTATTGAAGCTATTGCCAACCTTATAGACAGTGTATTTACTTCAGACGAAGAGAAAGCACAAGGTCTTTTACTGAAGCAGCGGTTAGCTTTAAAGCCAGCCCTTATGCAAGCAGAGATAAACAAAGTACAGGCAGGCCACAGATCAATATTCGTGGCTGGGGCTAGACCTTTCTTAATGTGGGTCTGTGGCTTAGGTTTCTTGTTTGCCTTTGTCATTAACCCTGTATTGCAGTGGCTAGCACCTGAGCTAGGAAGCCCTGAGTTACCTCTAGACGCAATGCTAGAGCTAACGCTTGCAATGCTTGGCCTAGCAGGTCTTAGAACAGTAGAGAAATTAAACGGTAAAGCCAAATGAAAACATATAAACAACTGGTCAACAACATCTTAATACGCTTACGTGAGAAAGAGATTGTCACCATTAATGATAATAGCTACTCTAAGCTCATAGGTCTATTTGTACATGATGCAATAGAGTCAGTAGAGAGTGCGTGGAACTGGTCAGGCTTACGTGACAACATTACAATAGCTACAGCAGTAGGTCAGTCCTCCTATGCAATTACAGGATCAGGTGATAAGTCTACTGTACTGAGCATTGTAAACGCCACAAGTACCTCATTCATGGTATACAAATCAGCTATTGAGTTTACTGATATATTCCTCAACCCTAACCCTGCACAAGCAACACCGAACTGTTACACCTTTGACGGTTTAGATACTAATGGCGACACTAAGATTAAACTGTACCCTGTCCCTGATGCAGTCTACAGTATCACTGTGAGGCTCGTTAAACGCTCACCAGACATCTTAGCGGACACAGACACAGTTAAGGTGCCCTTCTTGCCTGTGCAGGCTATGGCCTACGCTATGGCTCTTGAGGAGCGTGGAGAAGA